AGATCGTGGAGTAAAAGTCCCAGTTGTTTCTAAATATGTCTTTTAGCCCCTCGTCTCCTGACACGTGAGCAAAAACGTGCGGTTCCAAAGATTCGTAATCGCAATCTATGAATACGCAATCTTTTTCGGGGACCAAGAAAGCTCTCACTAGGTTGTTGTAGTGTAACACCACTTCGTCGTCGTCACCCTCCTCTTTGGGTCTAGGTAACTGTTGCATGTCGGATCCGTACCTACCCGAAGTGGTTGCGTGTTGCTTGTAGTATGGGTAATACTTACCGTTCTCTTCACCGTACAGGAACCTGTCGATGTAGGTAGACTTTATCTTTAGCAACCTGTTGTATATCCTAAGATTCCTTGCCCACTCGTAATCCTTAGCGAGCTCCTGTACGTAATCGTCGTCGAATTGGGATTTTCCTTTGGCGGTAAACGATGAGGGTTCGAAACCCATCGCATCGAAAGCTATCTGACCCAACTGGTCTTTTGACTGAATGTTGAAGTAATGACCATCGTTTGCCTCCTTCCAAAGAGACAGACATATTTGGTTGACGACCCTCTGTGACAATTGCTCCTCTCGACCGTCCACCAGGAACGGCTTTATTTCGTGATCAGGCATCGAGAGTATCTGCGTGTTATTTACAGTGTATTTTCCAGTCTTCTCTGACTTCTGAATGTCTAAATCATAGTGAGCTATCAACTTCTGAACGAAGTTACCCCTGTTTGTGGGAGGGTAGTCCTCTTTGGCCCTATCTATGATCCACTTCTTAACCCTAGCGTCCTGTAAAAGCTCCCGAGTCACTAGGTCAGCGTATTTGTCCATTTCCTTAGCTATGTCTTCGCTAGACTTCCTTAGCAAAGGCATATCCAAACACACTCCAGATTCTTCCATCCTTATGGTCACTTCCTTGTAGAGCGGCATGACTTCCTCTTCGAAGAAGAACTGAATGAGACCCTCGTTGTCAAGCTGTTTCAAGTAGTGGTTGTATATGCGAAGGGTGAGGTCGGTATCTGTAGCAGCGTACTTAGAAAGTACTTCCAAGTCTGCTTTGAATATCTCGTAGTTGTCTTTTGTCGTAGAACCACCGTTGTTCTTTATAGACTCTTTTAGCTTTTGCTGCTCTTCGTTGGCGGAAGACTTTACGTCTATTCCTATGTGAGACTGGATGGCCATGGCTATCTCTTTCAGACCGAAAGGTTTGCCGAAGAAGAAACCAGGTCCCTCCTCGTTGAGCGTGTGAGCGAGTAGTATTGTATCGCAGTGCAAGCTCGGTATCAGATCCACCCCGTAAAAGCTCTTAACGAACCTACCGTCGAAGGAGAAGTTGTGAGCGATTATCTTCTTGCCTATAAGCTTCTTCATGACGAACTTAGCCAACTCGTGACTTTTCTTTCCAGATATTTCTGTTTCTACCAAACTCTCTCCATTCCAAACCATAGTGGGCATGTAATAACCAACGCCCTCTTCTGCAGATACGGAAAACCCTATAATGCTTCCGCTCCTGGGATTCAAACTGTTTGTTTCTGTATCGAAAGCTATGACTTCGTGTTCGCGTATGTGGCGAACCATGTCTTCGAACGTTTCCCTGCTAGTGACTGTGACGTAATTCTTTTCTATCATAAGAGAAATATATCTTATAAACTTGATAACATACAAGTTTTATTACAAGTAAGAAGTCACCCAATCTGGTTGATTGTTGGACTTTTTCCAATTCAGTCCCTTCACTTTTACTTTGTCCTTAGCGTAAAATACCTTGTAAGCGGTGATGGTGTCCTCGTGCTTGTACTCTTCTGGCATGCACTGGGGAGGCGGGGAGAAACCAGTATCGGGAACGTTGGGTTCGTTCTCTTCGAGCCACTTGAGAATCTCCGAAGTCCTGTGAGGGTTGCCGTACCTGCGAGTAAACTCTTCGCATATCGCTATACCGTGCTTGACAAGCCACCGATAGTGAAGTATGGACTGACGAGTCCACTTGGTGGAGGGGTGATTGACGTGAGCGCGCTTGTAGGGAGCGATACCTCCAGTTTCCCAGTGCGCAGTGCAGAGCATTTGAGCGGATTCTATCTGCATCTTGAGCACGTGCTGGTCGCACAGCTGTTTGGCCGCAGACACTGGATCTGGATCTACGTAAAAAATATTCACAACCCCTTTATTTTTTGTAAGGGAATACCTTATTGAGTTTCTTCCTGCGTCGATCGCAGCCGCAATCCTCTTTGCCCATCCACCTAGCTATAGTATTCGCTAGTTTGTCTATACGAAAAAAATGTGTGATAGTGGCAATGGTATCGCCGAAACCCTCACTTTGCTTCTTGAGATTGTGTTTGTACATCTTTGTTGTTTTCTTTAGCATAAAATAATAGTGCCATAGCCGTTATCTGAGTCCAAACTCTGTGTAATTCCTTTCTTAAACTAAATATGTAGTACCACTGGGAAACTTGCAACAAAATAAAGAGCACAATAAAACCCAAGTATATGTTTTCGGATGATACGCTTATCGTCATACTTTTTTATAAATTAAAACTATTATTGATAACCAATGCCTTTTCTTTTTTAGTAACTTTGGTATTTCCCTTTTCGTAAGCGGGTTCGTAAGGACAGTGCCTACACTTGTTTCCGCAACAGTAACCACGAGCAAAGTGATACTCTTCTGTGAATACCACCCTGCCATCTTCTAAGTAATAGTGCACGTGCTGTAAAAAATCCTTGTCTTTGATCTTTATATTATTTAACGGGACAAGCTCCAGCTATGCAATCCTCCAATTCGAAAGAGTCTTCAGAGACGTCTACAGAATTTATTGGTCTAACTTTGCTAACCACATCTTCGTAATGCTCCTTAGTGATCGTTTCGTAAGGAGCCTGATCGAAACCGTGGCCGTAATAAAGTAGGAAAGACACTGTCTTCATCTCTTGTCTAAAGTGCTTCTTCAGGTAATCTTTGATGTCTTCGATGTCCTCTTTCCTGTAGTAAACGGTGCAGCTCACTGAGTTATCTGACCATTCAGCTTGCATCCTTCTAATCATATCCATCTGAGTCTTCCAATCGTAATCTGCTGCTACGGGAGTGGATTCTGGTACCTTACAAGGAAAAGAAACCACCATCGTAGAGCGATCGTCTGTTCCGTCGAATTTTCTTTGGTACTCTATGTGATAGCCGTGCTTCCTACAGACTTCGATTAACGGCGAGTGAGTGGATATGCGAACCCTTCTGATGTAATACGGTCCAGCAGGATTTGGGTGTACGCCTGGAGTTACTCCTGCCAAGAGACTCAAAGTGCCTGAAGGCTTTACAGTAGTGAGTTTGATGCTCTCTGGAAAACCATTCTCTCCTGAGTACCACTTGTCGTAACCGCGCAACCACGTGTAAGCCTCTTTCAGCCAACCCCTCTGCTCGTCTGTAGCCTGGAGTATGCCCGTCATGCCTATACCCATTCTCATGTTCTTGTTCACGACGGCTTCTGTCTCTTTCAAAGAGCAGTGTAAAGCAAGAGAGTGCTTGTTCATGCGATAAGCGTACGTCAAAACCTCTTTCAATTCTTCGTAAGTCTCTATGTTGGGAAGGTAAACTTCTGCCAAGCAACAAGTCTCGTGATTCGCGAGAGATTGTTCTGCGCAAGGGTTAAAACCCTCAACATCTGGATCTGGATACTGCGTTTCCCCAGTTCTTCCAACTGCCTTAGACAATTCGAGATTGATCAGACCGTAAGGTTCTCCTTGATTGTAAGTGTCCCAAAACTCTTTAGGTAAGTCTTCCAAGTTTTCTGGAGACGCTATAGAATTATTGCTCATCGCTCTCCAGTTAGGAATGGTACCCAAGTCCCACCTTTTTGCCTTCAGATACTCTAAATCGTCGTAATCTCCGATGGCTATCTGAGCCGACCTTCTAACGTTACCGGACACAACGACCGACCCAATGATGTTCATGATGTCCAAGCAATCTATCGGTCTAAGTTTCTTGTTTGCCCTACCGTTAAGTATCCTGTTAATGTCAGCTATACCGTTGCACAGATCTTCGGGACCAGATGCTGTGCCACCGAAACCTTTTATGGGAGCTCCCTTAGAGCGAATCAACTGGGTGGAGTAACTGAAACCCTCTCCGCTATAAAAGTGGGATTTTAACAGCTTTCCCAAAAGCTTTACCCAACCCTCTCTTGTATCAGGAACGATGTAATCAGCGTCTTTAGTATCCCTTCTCTCTATCTTAACTTTCCCCTTCAATTTCGGAAGTTGGTACACGTTGTGTTTCTGTACGTTATAACCAACGCCAGATCCGAGCATAAGCATTTCGAAAGTCCACGTGAAGGGCCTAATGGGTTCGTTAACTGTAACGAACGCGCAATTTTGCAAAGAAGGAAGACCTAACTTGTCTACGGTCTTAGTACCAAGCTGCCACATGAATCTACCTGCTGTAGAAAACTTCAACCGTATTCTCAATTCGTAGTACCTCTTCTTCTCCTCTTCGGTAAACCCGACTTTCAGTTGCTTGTCTGAAGCTTCTAGCTCCCTCAAAATAACTTGAGAAAACTCTTCGGTTTTAGAATTTGGATCGTCTTCTTTAATCCTTCTTGCGTAAGTCCTCTTAAAAGTAATGTATCCTATCTCTCCCCAAGGAGTTTTAACATCATTATTTAATAAATCTATCATTGCTTTATTTTTTTACATTACTGAGCATAAAAATTTACCCTATGCTTGATAGTATAATTTTTAAATTTTTGGGTTTTAGATCGGTTATGGATCTTTAAGAGATCGAAACTTTATTAAGCTCTGGGAGGTGCAGAAGGTGTCTGATTAGACGTGGCGTTTAGAGTTGATCCTTGATTAATAATCTTAATTACACTAGGATTTTTAAACGCAAAATCGCTAGAACCTTGCTTAATGGGTTCTTTAGAGAGACCCAAATCCGTGCCCTTAATGGGATCTTTGACTATGACTTCTAAACTGTTTGTCATTTTCTTTTAGTTTTACTTTAATAAATATCTTGCTTTTCTATTCTAACTGGCCATCAGTTTAAATTTTTTGGCCAAGTCCTGTCTCTCTTCGTAACTAAAAGAACCGTTCAAACCTCTGTTGGGTTGCTCTGACTCGTTGACCAAATCTTCGTCGTTCATAGTGTCTTTGCTTATCTCTACGTGTCCGTTCGAAGTGTTTATTTTGGCCGCGTAAGTCATACCATCGCTTCCGTACCTGTTTTTCATAACGTGTATTCTACCCGTACCGTTCACTTTGTCCTGCCTCTTTCTAGACAGCGACATCGCAAAATCGGCTATCATCATCTTGTTGTAAGAACCAGCTGCCTTGTCTCCCTCTATAACATCGTCCTTCGCTCCTGCCCTATTAACTTGACTGACGGTCCAAATGGGTAGTTTGAGTTCTCTCGCCATGCCCTTTATGGAAGCATAAATATCGTCTATTTCGTCTTTCCTTTCGAAAGACTTGCTTTTAGATTTTAACAAATCTATGTAGTCTATGATAACAAGATCTGGTTTCGTGCCCAAGTCCTTACACTTTTGTATGTGAGACTCTATGGTAGAAGCAGTAGCCTTTGCCATCGTAAACTCTTTAATGATTAGTTTACCTGGTAACTTAGAAATCATGTTTTCCACTTCTGCACGATGCTCATACACTTTTTGCACCTCGTAACCGCTGAACAGCGCATCGTACCTCCTTCCCACGTAGTCTTCGGAAAGCTCTAGCGTGTAGTGACACACGTTGTACCCAGCAGCGATAGCTGTCGCTCCTATATTGACGAGCATCCAAGACTTACCACCGCCTGGGTTTCCGAACACAAGACCCAAATCTCCGCATCCTAGTCCTCCCATCAACAGTTCGTTGATGTGACTCCAGTGAGTGGGAATAGCGTTTCTCTGTTCTTCCCTATAACGAGTTTCTATGTCCTTATCGTACTCGTGTCCTATGTTCTTTTCTTGTCCGGCCTTCAACGCTTTATCTATCTTGCTTCGAATGTCGTCGAACCTTCCCTGTCCAAGCAAATCCACTGATTCCAACAGAGCTTTCTTCAACTGCTGATTGATACAGAAATTAGAGAACTCTGTCTCTACGTAATCCCTATCGTCGTTGACAGCTTTGAAAGCCTCCTTCAATTGATCTGCTACGCTAACTTTAAGAACTTCGTTATCTATCTTCTTGAGCTCTATGGAAAGGAACTCTGCTTTTGGGTTCGCGTGGTACTTGTAGTAATACTTTAGCGCGTTCTCTACTATCCACTTGTGAGCGGGGTTATCGAATTCGTCAGGATTAAGTACGTCGTGAATGTTCTGTAAAAACTCCTTGTGCCTAAGGAGACTGGATAACACTTTGATTTGAAACGCTTGTCCGTACTCGTGCAAACTTCTCAATACTGTCATAACTTTTTTTCTATTTGTACTGGCTCAAGGTTCTGAACCTATCGAAGAGCCATTGGTTTACGTTAACAATGCTGGCGCCCAAGCTGTCTTCGTTGTACAAAGTTATAAACTCCATGGTATTTAAAGACTTATTAGGATTTGATATCACTGATTGTAAGTATTTTTGATCTTGTTCGGAAATATTTGGCTCGAGTAGGTTCATCAATTTCTCGTTTATAAGTATCTGGTGTTTGAAATTGAATATGTCTTTGTACTTGTTACCCTTTTCCCCCTCGCACTTTTTTATCATTTCTTCTATCGAAAACGCACGCTCTTGAATCATTTCGGGAAACATCTTACTAAAGGTTTTAGCAGCGATGCCTTTCACTCCAGGAACGTTGTCTCCCTTATCGCCTATCACAACCTTTTGATTTAGGAAGTTTATCGGAGAGACCCCGTACTCCTTCTTAACAGCGTGAGAATCCAAGTATATTTTCTTTTTTGGAGAATACACGGCGATCCTATCGTTGACTAGTTGCAAGTAGTCCCTATCCGTAGAAACTATGACGACTTCGTTTTCGAACTGTTTACACAGGTACCCTATGACATCGTCAGCTTCCACTTTATCTACGGAAACCATGTCTACCGGAAGGCACTTCAAATAATCTACGAGCCTCACTATTTGGTTTTTTATAGCATCGGACTCTTCTTGTTGGTTCTCGAAAACGTCCCAGTTTGTGATTCTGGTTATGCCCCTGTTAGCCTTGTATTCTGGATATATGTACTTCTTGTTAGTCGAACTTCCTTTGCCATCGAACACGAGGATCACTCTGGTAGGCTTTACTGCATTGATTTGCGCCCCAAGGCTTCTAAGAAAACCCGAAAGTCCACCGATGTGATTCCCAAAGTAGTTAACGTGTTGAATCATTGAGAATGCGCTTATAAAGACGTTCAGCGAATCGACTATCATGACTCGACTGTTTACGTTCATGGGCTTGACCGACTCGTTTTTTAACGAATCGAAAATCTTCTTGTGTTGTTCGTTCATTATTTTAGTTTTCTGAGAGGTCTTCGGTTGCGAACATATCTGTCCTGAACTCTTCTTCCTCTTCTATGACATCGAAGGTCTTGCTTCCCAATACTTGGACCCACTGGTGGCTGTACTTCTTCTTGTACTCTTCCATAGCCTTCTTGTCGTCGTTTATGAAGCCGTGAACTGTCATGATGGCCTTCGTTACAGCAGTGACACCAGTGACGTGATTCTTGTCGCAACTTATTTTTGTACGCTTTGCGAACTCTATCTCCTTACCGTTCTTGGTGGCCTTGATCTTGTTCGTACCTGCTCTCGCTATATTACCGAAGGTGATCACCATAGAAGCGTCGAAGTACATAGTGTTTCCCCCCTTGTTGTTGAGGGTGGGTTGTCCCATGGGATTGTCTGGTTTGGCCACCCACACTTTGTTAATCGCTACGAAAGTGTTAGTGTACGGTTGGCTCTCCTTCCTGCTTAGTACGATTCTTTGATTGATGAAATTACCGAACTGTTGAGACATGGCACCAGCGTTCCACTCGTTGTTGTTGGTGGACTTCTCTATGCTCATCCTACACGGTATGGATCCAACAGAGTCCCAGAAGAAACACAGGTTGTAAGGCAGCGAGCCCTTCTTTTGCTCGTCGAGTATATCTGCCATGAAAGCAGCTACGTCTTCTATGCACTGGAGCTTCTCTCGATCTATGAATATGAAAAACCCCTTGTAGTCGACTACCTCTCCCGTCTCTGGATCAGCGACCGATTCGAACTGTAGTCCCATCTCTTTGGCGTGCTCCCAGCTCCACTTCATTTCTGTTATTATGAAGACTGGTAGTATACGCATCTTTTGAGCACTAGCAGCTGCTTCCAAAAGCGCGGTCGTTTTTCCTGTATCGGAGTGACCCCTCAGTAGGGTTATGTGCCCAACCGGGATACCAGGTATCTGTAGCGCCTCTTGAAAAGCGCTAGACATCGGAATCCAAGTTTGATTCTTAAACTTTACTGAAGTGGTAGATAGGTTTTTCGTCTTCTTAAAACTATCTAGGTTAAAAGATCCCTTTATAGCGTTCGCTACGGACTCGTTAAGACCTGAGTCTTTGTTTGCCATACTTTTGGTGTTTAAAAAACCCTCCGAAGAGGGTTTGTTTTTTATTATATCTTGAAGAGATCGTCGAAGTTGTCGTCTACGACCTTTTTGCTTGTGTTCAAAGAGAACTGTTTAGGCGCTTCTTCAGAGGTTTCTTCAACGTGATCGACCTGTTGTTTCAACTCTTCCTCTGGATTTAGGTGGGATTCCAACGCCGACTTCATCTCGTCGTAACTCCAACGCTTGAATAGATTCATTGGATCGGGTTGATTCTCCAACCAAGTTTTGACCTTCTCAGCGTCCTTGGAAAGTTCAGAGATTTTAACGCTGATCCTAACTGTAGAAGTGTTATACATCAGGCCAGTCGTTTCCTTGCTGTGAGTCTCAACGATAATGTCCCTACCCTGAACCGGGTCTGAAAAGTCTCCGATGTCGTCGTCTTCGAAGAACTTCAAGAGTTCCATGTAAGTTTGCTTACCAAATTCCCAAAGGCGAACTCCTTTGTCCTCCTCTCCACGTACTATGGCTGGAACGAACACGCGAAGCCGTGGTTCGAGCTTCTTTGCTGACTGCCAATCGCTGGTCTTGCGAAGCTGTTGGGCAAACTCCACGATCGGATCCTTTTCTCCGTAAGACGTTGGACTCAACATCATCTTGTTGTTGATTCCGTAGTGCATGAAAAGTTCCTTGAACGGGTTTTCCTTGCTGTAAGCGCTAGGTACGATCCTAACTTGATGCTTTCCCACTGCTGGGCGCCAGAGGTCTTGAGAGAGCTCTTTCTTTTGGCCTTTTGGATTCTGTAACGACGCGAGTCGCTGCTTAAGTTTTGAAAGATCCATATAACTGTTTTTTACGAATTTACTAAATTATGAGAACGCAGAAAATAATATTATAAAGTGATTATCTTGTGTATCAAAGTGTTCAGTTTCCTGAACTCTTCTCCTTGCGTTAACAGGATGCTATTCCTGTAATCTTGCCAGTTTATCTTGTAGTTCGGATCCAACACTTGATTGTTCAGTGATCTTATCAAGCAATTCAGTGCGTTTATGGTGTAAAGCGTGTTTGACTCTTTTTTCCTGTGCAAGAGTATTGTGTTGGGCAGTACGGTCTTGGACCTATCATCAAGGTCCACGTTGTAAGTGCAAAGGTACTCGTCTGATTCAGGTGACACGAGAACAAATATCTTACCGTAAAGTATGTTATACTGAGACGTGATTTCGTCCAGTTTTTTGTCTAAGTTTTGTTTGGGAGAGAAAGTACAAAATAATTTATTCGCCATATCCAGGTCTTCGTAGTATTGCTGTGAGGCACCATAACCGTTTGTTTGAGTGCTACTAATAAATACGTTCATTTTACTCTAGTTTTTACTTAAAGTTGTAAGTTTTGCCGTGTTTGTGTTTAACCACCATTCCTCCCTCTTCCAATATGTTTTTGATCCCCGCAAGCGTAGCTTGTCCGTCTTTTACGTTGAAGTCTATGAGAAACGCGTCGTACGTCACCAGGACTAACTGGGACTTCTTGGTCGATAGGTATTGCCTGACCTTATTGATCACCTTAACGTTCTTCAAGGTCTCGTAATTCTGCACGATGTAGTTAAAAAGCTTCGTCCTGTTGATCTCCTTCTCGTGCTTTATCAAGCGACCGAAAGGCAGTTGATACACCCTGTCGCTCTTGTATCTCTTGTATTGCTTTTCTGTGTACTCCTTTATGTCTTTGAAGAAGGGTAGATTCTCGAACCTCTCCTCTACGGTTCCGTAAAGTTGTTTGAAGGTTAACCTCTTAGACTCTTCGTACTCTTCCTGAGTCAAAACTTCCTTATCGAAGTACTGCTTACCGAACTGCAAGTGGACGGGCTCTTTGGAGAGACTCGATCCCAAAAGTTCAGCTATCAACCTTGGGTGGTAACCATCGAAATCAAACTCTACTAAGAACTCGTTCTTTGGTAACACGAGGGACCTAGCTTCTTCCGTCTTTGGTATTGACAGGAAATTGAATCCGTTAAACGCGTTCGTGGGTCGACCCGTAAGGTTGTATAGGTTGTAACTGGAATACACGACTTCGTTCGTTTCGAAGAAGTTGGGAGCTCCAATCCCAAAGAACCTACAATACTTCGAAGAAAACTTGATGCCCCTGCTCTCTACGTACCTGTACGCTTCGCTCAGCTCGTCGTAGAACTCCAAGTTGCTTTCGAGCCCAAAGAACTGCCTCACCAGGTCGTACACGCACTCGGAAGATTCGTAGTGCTTTGATATAGGAACTATTTCGTTTACCCTCTCTTCCAACCCAAAACTCGAGTAGAAGCCCCTTTTGGTCAGCGTGTCGCAATCGAACTTTGGCGCCTCGTTAGTCCTATCCAAAACAGTAAAGTTGACGTCTATGAGAGTAGAGTGATCGAAGAAGTACGAGTGAAACTTCTTGTCCAACACGTAGACCCTCTCGTGTAACTCCACGAACTGCTTGATCCTTTCGAAGTCTATCGAAAAAGATTCTGAGTGGCTAACACACAACACGTACCCCTTCTTTCCGTTGTTGTAATACACAAGAGACGGCTTGGAAAGTGTGGGGTGATAGCTATCGCTGTTCGTTATTAGGTTAACGAAGCACTCGTCTGATACCTCAAGCTTCTGTAATTGGGATTCTGTCTCTATTATGAAATACACAGTTCGTAACCTTTTCAATAAATTTAGAAAGAAAACGAAACAAAAAAAACTTTTAATAATTTGTAGGGCCACTCCTAGTAGGGCTGCTCCTAATTTCAATAGGTCTATCTGTAAAGTTACTGTTTATGGACCCAAGAGAATAGCCATCTACCGAAAGATCTGCTTGATTGCCTGTAGAGTTAGTGGGTCTTGCGAACTTGGCGTAGTCCTCTCCCACGAACTCTTTGAGTCCGATAAAACTTTTATTGGTGGTTTCTACTAACCTTTTGTTTGTGTCTATTATTCCAGCACGAGTGTCGTATTGCGAAATTCTTTTGTTTGTTAAAGGGCCAGTAAGCTTCCAAAGTATGCTAGTAGTTTGGTAGAAAGATATGTCGTATTCAGCCGTACCGTTTCTTATACTATCGAACTCTTGCTCAGAAATTTCCATCACGTAACCGTTTTGGTTTTCCCTTTTTAAAAAGTACCTAGTGAGGTATCCCCTAGAATAGTCAGATTCCGAGGCGAATGGGTAATAAGAAGTGGGTTGTTGTCGGTTTTCGTTTTTTAATAGTTTCGTTTTTTTGTTTATCTCATCTATCGCGTTATTAGACATATTAGCAAAAGAAGGATAATTCAAATTGGAGTACTCCTCTACAATAGTTAATCGTTCATTTTTTCCTAATACAGGATTTTCTCCAGAGAAATAATTTCCATCGTACGTAGAATAATATGATCCCGTATAATCTTTTCCGTTCAATAAAAATTGACCCAGAGTTGCCTTTTGATTGGTTTTTATTTTAGAAGTTGGGTAATATCTTAACATTTTTATACGTATTGACTCATATTATTCCACACTATTTTAGCATCTCCAATAACTTTAGCGTCTATTTCCGCCAATGGCCTTCCCTTATATTTAGTCCTTGCTCCGAAACCATTCCATTTTTCGTACCACAATTTTGCAAATTTATTATCCGTATCTGCACTTTCGAAACCTTTTTCTTTAAAAGATTGAACCTTTTGTTTTACGAAAGCTTCGTAGCTTTTGAAAGATATAAAGGCTTTGCAAAGTCCAGTTCCTCCTTCTAGTGCTACTACGTATCCATCGTGTAATTCTGGATTAAATTTCCATCCTCCTGCTGTTATGTCAAATCCTCCAAAATTGTAATTAAACCCTCTGAAGTTTTGCTCTAATTTTATTGTCGCCATTATAGCTCGAGCTAGTGTTGATCCATACGCCTTTGTCAATTTTTTACCTTCTATATTCGGATCTATTTCCGTTCTTCTAAACGCTTGTTTTTTACCTTCCCAACCTTTATTTAAATTTTTATTTGTGTAGGGTTCATCGCAACGACCAGTTTTTGTATTAGTAACGATGTTGAGTACTTTATTATCAATCTTAGTAAATCCTGCTGCGCTTTCGTTTTTTTCCTTACTTGCACTAACGTAGTCTATGTTATCTCTAAGATATACCATATTAGACTTTACAGAGGTGTTCCACTGATTGTTTTCTATGGTGTGAGACAATCCAATTACACAAAATCCAACCCTCCTATCTACTGAGTCTTCATTCATTTTGTTTTTAGCAGTATACGTGTAAGGTAACAACTCTTCGTTTACACAGAAAGATTGGTACATATTGAACCCAGAAATTCCATCTGTTGTAAAATTTATAGATACTGGAATTATTGCTGAAGCTCTTGTGGCAGGGTCTTCGGATTTAATTTTTGATATTCTACTAATATAGTAAGGGGTTGCAGATTCTACGTAGTCACGTGGGACGTCTATCTGCCCATAAAATGCTTTAATAGCGCTATTAAATTTTTCTGCCGCAGTTATATCGCCCGTTGTGTTTGTTCCATTGTCTTTTTTTCTATCTTTTGAATTTTCCGAAACAAAATCTCCTCTTAGTGTAACGTACCTGTCTCTAAAATTTTTATTTATAAAACCAAAGGGAGTAGAATCAGACGACATTTCTCCTTGATATTTTTCGGAATTAGCAGAGAGAGCCACTAAATTAGATAGTCTACTGCTAATATCGGTTTTAATGTCTAAGGATTTAGCGATAGAGGTTTTACCGTAAAGAGGTAATTCGTAATCACTGTTTTTTTCTCTTTTCCTATATATTTGTCTCTCTTCTATATCT